TGAAGAAAAGGGGCAAGAATATGACTCCGCAGGAATGGAGAAATGAAACGATTGGGAAATCCTACAACACCGATTCTGCATACGGTTATCAGTGCTGGGACTATTTTGATGCTTTCGTCAAATACTTCAAGCTCGACATCTCGACATATTGTTCTCTGACTGGCTACGTCAGCGATCTGTGGAGATTGAGAGAAAAATACGGATACAGTAAATACTTCGACTTCATCACGAACGCAGCCGATCTGAGAGTCGGAGACTGGGCAATATGGGACAGAGGCTCATCCCACAATTCTTCGCATATTGCGATGGTCTACATCGATCGGAACGGAAATCCTGTCGAACTGGGACAGAATCAGGGAAGTCCGACTGTCACTGAGAAAGATACTTCATGGGACATTCTCGGAGCGTTCAGATTCAAAGGATGGAGCAGACTCACAGAAGGAGCGTCCGATCTGAATCTGAATGGGCATCGTTATTCGATTTACAGACAGAGAGCGAATCAGAAGCCGATCGTGATCTCTGCTGGGCTGAACAAGCTCGAATCGATTCAGAGTCTCGATGTGAATGCTCCTGTCGTCTCAAAAATCACAGGAGCGAACTTCTTCCAAAACGATCCCGATAATCCAGCAGGACAGCCATTCGGGATGACGTTCGGAGATATTGCTTCTCCGATGTCGGACGTATGGCGACAGCTCCCGAATCAGGACACGACTCTCTACTACGATCTCGAGACCGGAATGTATGGAGACTGCACAGGGATCAAGATAGACAAGACACACAACGTATTCTCTCCTGCTGTGGTCTTCCCACCAATGGGAAATTATCAATATGCTCGCATGGTCGGAATCTGTCATGTCAATGTGAAGAGCAGATACACATTCTCGATCAGACTCTCAGATGGGACATATGCTCTCGGACTGGCAAAGCAGGATATGACTCCAAAAGAGATCGCGTTCGACTTCAAGACAGAGCTGGGAGCGCAGCTCGAGTCACTCGCGATTCTTGACGGAGGCGATTCCGCTCAGATGGGGAGAGTGAAGGATGGAGTCTTCCAGTACGTAAGAAGCACGACGAGGAAGTGTCCGTCTGCTGTCGCTCTCATAGGCTCTCAGACGATCACAGAAGAGCCAAATCAAGACGAAGAACAGAAAGACGAGGAAATACCTATGGAAAATGAATCCATCGAGAATCAGCCGATTTTCGAGCCAATCAAAGACGAGAACTGGACTGATCCTGAGGAGTCAGCCGATACGACATGGCAGACGATCCTGAAGCGATTCCTGTCTGTGAAGTCGTTCGTCACTCTGACGCTGACAGGAGTCTTCTCATATCTATCTCTGACTGGGAAGATATCGGATGAACAGTTCATGTCGATCTTCACCATGTGCATCAGCTTCTTCTTCGGTTACTCGTTCGAAAAGAAGACGAACACGAAGTGAGGAAGAGCATATGATGATAGATACATCTGCGCTTATTTCGGGAGTCGTCTCGATCATCATTGCGATCGTCGGATCGCAGTGGTTCGCTTCCTGGGTTCAGTCTCATAACTCGAAATCGATTCGAGGAGAGATCAGTCAGATTCAGGACGAGATCGGAAAAATGAAAACGAGCGAGGAGCTGAGAGAGATCAAGAACACTCGAAGACGCATCCTGCGCTTCAATGACGAATTACTGAATTCAATAGACCACAGCAAGGAATACTTCGATGAAATCGTGACCGACATCGACGAATATCGCCGATTTACGAATTCGAATCCTGATTATTCGAACGGCAAGTGTAAACTCGCTTGTGAGAACATCGAGCGAGTGTATCGCAAATGCCTCGAGAATAAGAATTTTCTATGACACTCCGCACAAACTCCTTTTGGGCTTGGACTCAGACGCACATCCTCCTGCGTTTGAGTCCTTTTTTTGTCTCCAATAGATGATTAGAAAAATAGAACAAAAAACTATTGACGGAATAGCGCAAAGAGCTATAGAATTGAGATGCATCAAGGATATGGAAAAGGAGATCAGAAAGATGACGAAGAAGGAAATGAAGAGAAAAGCGCAGCAGATCATGAAGGATCACTTCGGATTTGCTCCCACTCAGAAGCAGATCGTACTGCTTGAGGCAATGAGCGATGGGTCATCGCTTCTGTGGGGAATCGGAAACAAAGAATACTCTTGGAGCGATGCTCACATCACAGCGACAGGAAAATTCGTCGAGGCATATCTCGACATCAGAGATTCTGAATTCACTTGGTAAAGAAAGAGAGGACGAAGACATGGAAGCTAGAACAAGAGAAGAAGCATGGGAAGAAGTCAACAAGATGTTCCCGACCGACTACGAACAGGACACAGCATCATCTGAGAGAGCCGGGTATCCGGTTTACAGAAGCTCAGCCGACGGAGTGAATGCATGGATCAGCGATCTGAACTGCCGTCTCGAAGTCAACATTCAGGACGAGGAGACAGCGGAGATCACCAGCACGAACATATGGATCGTCGAAGACAAAGTCGAGAAGATCGCAAAGCTTGAGAGAGAGAAGGACGCGATGCAGATCATCCTCGACACTCAGACGAAACAGATCGAAGAGCAGCTCAATCTAATCGAACGACTCAGAACTGAGCTGGAGTATCAGAAGAGCGAAGTCGAATTCCGGGATGGAGTCCTCAGGAATGAGAACGAGGAGAAGAAGAACATCTATCAGAAGCTCGACAAGATTGAGAACGAGAACAAGCGTCTCAAGCATGATCTCGCCGAGCGTGACTTGGATGTCATCCATCTCAAAGCGAAGCTCTACGACTTAATCGTCACAGATTGAATCTCAGCCAGTGTCTCCGATCCTCCTGATCGGGGACGCTCACAGGGACTCAATCCCAGGAATCAAGAAGAAAGAAAGGAAGGACGAACAAATGAATGCAGCGAGAAGGAAACAGATCATGAAGGCGATCGGGATGGTCGCAGACGCGAGAGCGATCTTGGAGGAAGTCAAGGACGACGAACAGGAAGCGTTCGACAATCTCCCGGAGTCGTTCCAGTACGGAGAGCGAGGCGATCAGATGCAGGACTTCATCGATGCGCTGGAAGAAGCAGTCTCCAGTCTCGAGGATGTCGAAGGACTGGAAGACACAGTCGTCAATGCGTAGAATAGAACAATGACGGAGAGAGGAGAAAAACAGGATGACAGTCAATCGTTCGAAGCACATGCTCACAGAAGCACAGAAGATGCTCAATCTGAATCAGAAGGACTTCGGGACGTACATCGGAGTCAGTGCGAGAACAGTCAATGCATGGATGGGGAAAGCCGAGTCGAGGAAATGTCCGGTCTATCTCGCTGAGATGACTCTGAGACTCGCAAAGCACGACTCTGCAGCACTCGAGAACGGCGAGCAGCCGAGCGGAATGTGGAGATGGGCAGTCGTCGATGCAGACAGCACAGGAGAGTATCTGTACGTCTTCGGTTCGAAACCGGAAGCGATCAGAGAGGCTGACATGATGTGGAAGCATCTGACAGAGAAGGAGAAGAGCAAACTGGAGAGATTCGAAGTCGCGCTGATCCATGTCACTCTGACAGATTCGCGACACGAACGCTGGACGTATTACGGTTACGAGAATGGTGTCGTCGATGGAGACGCATACGAAGTCGCGAAGGACTATCTCATTAAATGAAAAGAACCGGACTCACGTCCGGTCTTTTTTTATGCTGTCGATAATGAGTATGGATCGGCGAACATTCATGGTTCGTCTGTCTACGCTAACGCAGAGGAGCGGACGCATTATGCGAACTATCTCATCGTGAGTAACCGGATCGCTGATGTCTCCGTAATTGATCTCGATGCTGATCTTCTGCTCTGCTGGATCGTCGCAGTCGAAAAGATAGATTCTCTTGATGAGCGCATTGATGATGAGACGCTGAGAGTCGGAATCCGTCTTGTCGGCTCGTCTGAGGCGCGTCAGATAGTCCGAAATCTGCTCAGCGGTGAACTGTGGCTGTCTGTGGCTTTCGAGCGAAATTCGGCGATTCTGATCGTCTCGGAGGGATTCCAATTCAGAGAGACGCGTCCTGATCGACTCTGAGAATCCTGCTCCTGCTTCGATTGCCTTCATGAGATTCGCGATCTTCGCCTCAGTCGCAGTCAATTCCGACTTCAGAAGCTTCAGTATCTCGGACTCCATGTCCTGCTTCTGAATCTCCATGATGCGCTTAGTCAGAGTCTGAATGAATTCGTCTGTGAGGATGTATTCGTTCACGATCCTGATCACTTCATGTTCAAGCCAGTCTCGATGGACTCTCCGCTTCTTGCATCCGTTCCGGGACTGATGTCGAGTCCCAGCACAGGTGTAATAGTGATACGTCTTCCCTGTCTTCGAGCGAGCAGACTCTCCGACCATTTGAGAACCGCAGTGACCGCAGAACAGTTTTCCGGTCAGAAGATACGGATCAGACTCTTCTCGAGTGATTCGCTTTTTTGTGAATGTCCTTCGCTTCACTTCGTGCTGGACGCTGTCGAAGAGCTCCTTGCTCACGATCGGAGGGATGCCATTCTCATCCAATATGTCCCGATATCGATAGACACCGATGTACTTCTCATTACGAAGCAGCTTCCGAAGGGAATTCCGATTGAATTTGTTCCCTCTGAGAGTCCGAATCCCATCTCGATTCAAATCCTCGACGATTGCCATGTATGGCTTCCCATTCGCATATTCGTGAAAGACTCTTCGAACGATCGGAGCGGTCAGCTCGTCTATCTCATATCGTCCATCCGCTCCTCGTTTGTATCCGAATGTCGGTTGCGAGATGATCTTTCGTTCCAGAGCTGAGTCATACAATCCTCTCTTCACATTCTCGGAGAGATTCGCTGAATAGTACTCAGCGAGAGACTCCATCAGTCCTTCGAGAATGATTCCTTCAGGAGAGTCTGAGATGTTCTCCATGACCGACACGAGACGCACACCATTCTTCTTCAGCACATTCCGATACATCGCCGAATCATATCGATTCCGGGCAAATCGGTCGAGCTTCCAAACGAGGACGACCTGAAAGGAATGTCTCTCCGAGTCCTTGATCATCTGCTGGAAGGATGGTCGCTTGTCCGTCTTCCCGGTCAGAGCTGAATCAGTGTATTCCCGGAGGACTGTGATTCCATTCCTCTCAGCATATGCGAGGCAATCTCTGATCTGTCCCTGAATGCTCTCCTCGCGCTGATTTGAGGACGAATAACGAGCGTAAATGACAGCGGTGGTCATTCGCTCCTCCCTTCGAGAATGACGCTAGGATCGCATCCAATCGCCTCACAGATGCTAATGAAATTGGAGATGCTGATCTCAATCATCCCTGTCTCATATCTTCCGATTACTGAGCGAGAGATTCCTGTCCTGTCTGAGATGTCCTGCTGAGTCAGATGCTTCTTGCGTCGAGCGCGTTTCAGAGCCAGTCCGATCTGCGCTGTGATCTCACTCTTTTTCATGATGATGTCCTTTCTTGAATGGTTGTGATGGTGTTCTCCTATTATAAAGCGATGCTCGCCTAATGAGCAAATCTGACAGGCATTCTGTCAAGAATGTTCTTTACGCGAACAAAAATGAGCGGTAAAATGTTCGCGAGACGTACATCTCAAGGTGAACGTCAGGAAAGGAGGAAGATATGGAGGATATCAGAATGCTAACGATCCCGGAAGTGATCTCGATGATGCGCTGGACTCAGGAAGAAGTCGCTCACATGCTGTCCTGCTCGACGAGTACGGTCAGACGCAAGATGAACGGAGAATCCGAATGGACAGCGTCCGACATCAAGATCATTCTCGGAGCATCAGGAGTCCCATTCAAGCAGATCGCTTTTTGATTCTTGAGAATGTTCGCGAGACGAACGAAAGGAGAACGAGAGGACGAGAAAGACATTCATGCAAGAGTTTATTGATTCACTTGCTCAGACGGTACTGAGCGACATGAAAAAGGAAGCAGAGGACGAGTCTGCTTCCCGATGTGAAAGGAGAGAACATGAGGACAAATCACATTCAGCATCACAATCACAAAGCAAATCTTAACACGTTAGCAGCCGAACTCAGAGAAGAACTCTTTGGAGACTGCGACATCTTCGAATTCGGAGCGTATGCATTCTACGCAGGACTGCTCGCAGTCATGGCATCAGTCGCGATCTACATGGCTGCTGTTTATCTGATCTGAGGAGGAAAGAAGAATGGCGAACATCAAATGGATGGAGAAGAATGGCGGTCGTACAAAGTCCGCTGCGGATGTATCTGTCAGAATCGCGAAGCATGGGAACGGATGTGCATACATCACATTCAGAAACGGATACCGCGACAGAATCGCTCCGAATTCTGATTTTCTGACCTTCGGAATGCCTAGAGGAAACATGGACATCCTCATCTTCAAGGAAAGCGACCAGTCCAAAGGATGGAAACTGTATAGACGAACAGGAGCAGAGCATATCTCTGTCATGCACATCTACGACAAGGAGATGATCGAACGACTGGAACGATTTGTCGGAGACTATTCGATTCACAAGATCAATGACAATGCAGGAGCGACTTACTACTGCATAAATTGTGGAGGCATTTTATGAGCTACATTCTGACCGCAGTCGTCTGTGGATTCGTCGGAGGAATCTTGGGAGCGATGATCTTCTCGGAGATCAGTAACGATGAAGTCCGCAAGAAGATTCAGTCGCTCATCGACAGCAAAGCATCGCTCAAGTCAGAGCTGGAAAAAGAGAAGAAAAAAGCGTCCCTTATGGATCATGCATTGCGCGTCCTGGCTCTTCAGCAGCAGAAGGACAGAGGACAGATTTGGGAGTCCCTGAATGCGCTGTGGAATGACTACGACGAGCGTCACGCTGAGAAGAAGATTCAGAAGGACGAGAAGACAGAGAAGGCTGAGAAGCCGAAGGAAAAGAAGACCAAGAAGGAGATGAAGGAAGATGGCAAATAAGCAGGAGACACTTTTCGAGATGAAGAGGACGAGACTTCAGAACACATACAAGCACACGACATCGAGAGACGGATCGCTGTCAGTGATCCTCGATCCCGATGTGGCTGAGAGAGTCCGCAGATACTGTCAGACGATGAATCTTAACTGCAAGAAGGTTGTGAATGAGATCGTCGAGGAAAGCATCGCAAAGCTCGAAGAGACTCAGGTCGACGCATTCACTCCCGAGCAGATGCGGATGATGCTGAAGAAGATGAGCGCGAAGGAGATCGCGGACGTGATGAACCGGAAGGGAGAGAACGAATGAGAGACGAATCGACGAAGGACGACTATCTGATCGACGACATCTATTCAGTCGAAACGCTGATTCATGACGCACGTCACCTGATCGGACAGATCAAGGAGAAGCATCACACGCGGAAGCTGAACAGCATCGATCGGAAACTGGACGAAGTCGAGGACGACATCGAGGAACTGCTGGAGAAAGGAGTCGGATAATGAACGACAAGGAATATGGAGCGATGACAGGAATTCGGAGAAGCGATCTGTGGCTGATGGATCGCTCTCCGCTTCACTTCAAATATCGGATGGAGAATCCGCAGGAGCAGACTGCTGCAATGAGATTCGGCTCAGCGTATCACAAATACGTCTTAGAGCGCGAATCCTTCGATGATGAGTATTACGTCATCCCGGATGTGGACAGACGCACAAAAGCCGGGAAAGAGGCTCTCAGAGCCATCGAGGAAGCGAATCCGGGAAAGACCGGAATCACAGCAGAAGAATTCGAGCAGATTCAGGACATGAGGACGATGCTCGTCACTGATCAGAAGACTCGTCCGTATATCGAAGCGATCGAGAGCAAGGAAGCGAGGACAGAAGTCGCTTTCTGCTGGGAAGACGATCAGACCGGAGAGACATGCAAATGCAAAGCCGATCTGATCATCGATGAGGGATACAATCCGACGATCATCGACTTCAAGACATGCGGAAGCTGTGAATATGGAGCATTTAAATCCGATGCGAGGAAGTATGGCTATCTGTTTCAGGCTGGGATGTACTGCGAAGGAATCGATCACTGCACGATGGAGAAGCACGCATTCACATTCATCGCGCAGGAGAAGACTCCTCCGTACGCTCCGCGAATCTTCTATCTCGACGAGGACGACATCGAGAAGGGAAAGCACAAATTCCATGAGCTGCTTCAGAAATATCACGACGCGAAAGTCGAAGACCGCTGGGATTCATATGAGGAGGAGTATCTGTATGTCGAATAGCCGAAGAGCATTTACTAAAGAGGAGACTTGGCAGTATTACGAAAAGAACTTCCTCGGAGGATGGTCATTCCCGAATGGCGATGAGACTGTGACGATCACAGACGCATTCCGGGACATTGTTTATGACAGATTCAAAGCAGGATTTATCGAGAAGACGATCGTCTCCCTGAAGGAGAAGAAGCTCCCGATGGTCGTCGGCTCTCAGATGTCCGAGACGATCTCGAAAGTCATCGGATCAGATTATCCGACAGACTGGATCGGGAAGAGGATCGTCGTCGGGACGAAGATGAAGAAGGATAGGGAAACGAAGGAAATGCGTCCTGTCATTGTAGTTCGAAACGTAAAGCCCAGCGAGGACATCGTAAAGAGAGCTTCAGAGGCTCAAATTGAGAGGATACGGACTCTCATTCAGAATGGAGCGATCAAGTCAGAATCGGCGATGTGTGGCTTCTTCGGAGTGGCAAGAATCGAAGACTTGTCACCGGAAGACGCTGACAAGATCATCAAGCAGAAGGGAGAGCAGAGATGAGTGGAATGAACAATGTCTGTCTCGTTGGCAGACTCACAGCAGATGTGGAGATGAGGAAGACGCAGAACGGACTCAGCGTCGCTCACTTCACAGTCGCAGTCGATCGCAAAGGGAAAGATGCTGGAGCAGACTTCATCAGATGCATCGCATGGAGACAGAACGCGGAATTCATCGCTCAGTATGGAACGAAGGGAAGGATGGTCGGGATCGTCGGTCACATCAAGACTGGATCGTACGACGACAAGGATACCGGAAAGAAAGTCTACACGACCGACATCGAATGCGACTCAGTCGCTCTTCTGGACTCGAGGAAGGACGCTCAGACTGCATCCCAGGAATCGAATGTGGCTGCTCCTGTGTATCGCACAGCTTATGAGACATCGATCGCAAATGGGTTCACACAAGAACCGGAAGAGGACGCTGATTCGCTTCCTTGGTGACACGAATGACGCTGAGAGAGTATTTGATCAGGAACGTCGGAACAATAGCGAGAATCGGCTGCGACAGTGGATCAGGCTTCATCTACGCAGGAAGGCTGGGAATCAATATGCCTCAGAGAGTGCTGGACTTGGCAGATCGCGAAGTGCGGTCTGTCAGTCCTTCCGCTTATGGTGGGATGATCGTGATCGTGAGAGGCAGCGCGAATGGATCGGAGTGGCTTCCTGCTGAGCTGGAAAACAAACCGAACATTGAGATTCCTGATTCGATATATATGAAGATGGCAGACAGAATCGCTGCATCTGTCGTCGAAGCGTTGTGGATCGAGATGGTGAAGACGAGGAAAGCGAGCTATGCAGCACAAAGAGCTGACGCATGGAACATGGTCGATTATTATCGTGCGACCATCCAGTCTCCTCAATTCGAGCTTCTGATTCCGAATGGGAGTGCGGAAGAGATACTTCGACTCCTTGAAAAGCGTTTCGAGAAGGAATTCGGTGAGAGATTTTGGAGGGAGAAGGATGGCGAGTGATGGATTCATCAAAGTACATCGTTCATTCCTCGAATGGGAATGGCATGACGATGCGAACATGGTCACAGTCTTCCTCCATTGTCTCCTGCTCGCTAACTGGAAAGACGGTCGATATCATGGACGCAAGATTCCGAGAGGCTCGTTCGTCACATCCTATGCACATCTCGCGGAGATTACTGGACTCCCGAAGACGACTGTGAATCGATGTCTGCATCGACTTGAAGAGACGCAGGAAATCGAATTGGCAGTGGAACACTTCTATACAGTCGTTACAGTGCGTAATTATGCGGTTTTCCAGCAGTCCGATGAAACAGAGCGGAACGAACTTGGAACGCAAACGGAACGCAAACGGAACGCAAACGGAACGCAAATGGAACCAATAGAAGAAAGAAAGAAAGAAAGAAGGGAAGAAGTAATAAAGAAAAATACCAAAAGAAAGTCCTCTTTCAAGAAGAGAGAGGAGATTCTTCCCGACTACTGGAATCCCGATCCGAAAAGGAATGGAGATCAGACTCCTGCAAGTCCTGAAGAGATCGAGGAGATGAAGAAAATACTGAAAGGAGAGAAAAAGGATGACACAAAGACTGATTGATGCTGATGCTCTTGAACGAGCAATGTATGAAGAAGCGTTCGAGAAAGACTCTGACATGCAGAGATGGGACAGCGGATGCTGGATCAGATACAAACTGTACGAAAGAGTGTTGGATGCACAGCCAATAATAGACGCTGAGCCAGTGACACATGGCAGATGGTTGAAGCCGATGGAAAGCGATGACAAAGGAGCATCGTGTTCTGTCTGTAAGATTACTTTCGGAATATCCGATTTCGAACTGCTGGAGAATTTCCAATACTGTCCGTGCTGTGGAGCGAGGATGGATGAACATGACTGACTATATCGACAGAGAGGACGCTCTCAGCATCGCTCTCGAGGGGAACAGCTCAGAGGAGATTCATCACAATCTGAGCAGACTCCCATTCGTTCAGATTCAAGAGGGAACATGGTCGGAAGAATACGATCCGAACGATGATCCATTCTTTCGGAGAAAATACAGATGCTCAGCGTGCAATGGCTGGAACACTTACGGATTCTCGACATATTGTCCGCAGTGTGGAGCAAAGATGATGAATGCATCTGCACTGACTAAGGAGAACGAACAATGACGAGATACATTGATGCGGATTTGGTACATAGAGCAAAGTTTCAAACGGAAGACCTTATCTATAAACGCGGATGGAATGATGCTCTTGATGGTGTCGCTAAATGTGCGCCGACCGTAGACGCAGAACCCGTGCGACATGGGAAGTGGACGATTACTCCTTCTCATATCGAGTGCTCTGAGTGCGGTGAAAGTTTCATGCTTTTTCCGTCGAACTACTGCCCGAACTGCGGTGCGAGGATGGATAAGGAATGAATAGCAAGTACATATTCGCCATCGATCCCGGGACGGATCGCTCAGCGTATGTGATCGTCGATGCTGAGACTCTGCGTCCATACGACAAGGACATCGTCCTGAATGAGGACATGCTGAAGATCATAGACAATGCATTCTATCCGTTCGACAAAGATGGTCAGATGGACTTCGTGATCGAGATGATCGCGTCGTATGGTCGTCCGGTCGGATCAGAGACATTCGAGACTTGTAGATGGATCGGACGCTTTGCTGAGAGAGTCTTCATGAGAACGGGGAAGGATGCTCAGTATGTCTATCGCATCGAGGAGAAAAAGACGCTGTGTCACACAGCCAATGCAAAAGACTCTTATGTCATTCAGGCACTCGTGGATAGATTCGCCCCAGGAATCGCGAATAAAGGCAAAGGAAGCACGAAAGAACCGGGATGGTTCTATGGATTCAGGAAAGATATTTGGCAGGCATACGCAGTCGCTGTGACGTACTGCGACAGGGAGGAAAAATGACACTGATCAGAAATGTGAAAGCATTCGTATCGACAAAGAGCGATCCACTGAAGAAGACGAGAGCGATGATTCACTTCACGTCCGACAATCTCGGGGAGACGCTTAGCGTAAAGGCTGGAGGAGTGATGATTACGATGCGCTATGCTGACATCGAAAAGATTGTCCAGCGTGAGCGTGATCAGCATTACACAGATGGACATCTGATCATCGATGAAACCGATGACGAATTCACTCAGTGGATTCCAGTAAGCGAAGAAGAACCGGAACTGACGAGAGGCGATGATCAGTACTCAGAAGATGTGATCTTCACAGCAGTAAACACAGAAGAAGATGATACTGTCGTCGATATCGGCTTCCGAACAGAACAGGGAGAATGGTTCAGTCAATCGATCAGTATAATCATTCCTGATGGTTGGACTGTGACAGCGTGGATGCCATTGCCGAAACCGTATGAGGCGAAAGAAGATGACAGAGACTGAGAAGATACTGAGACGAGAGATCATCAGACTCGAAACTGAGAATGAGAGACTGAAGCGGAAGCTTCAGATCGCAGAGACTCTGAACTACAAATCATTCAAAGAGAAGGACGCTCTCAGCGACTATATCGAAGCATTGGAGGGACTCAGAGCGGTTCGTCTGTGCTGAGATGAACAAGATATCATCCGCTGCCAAAAGGCAGCGCACAGTGAAAGGAGGATTGATGACACTCGAGACGCTGAACAAATACAGATGGATTCACACGAACATCGATGCGATCCAGCAGGAGATAGATGATTTATACAATCCAGTCAGGTCTCCGAATGGGAGAGAGATGGTCGGCTCGTTCGGGAGCAATCCGAGCAATCCGACAGAGCAGCATGCGTTTCGTGTAATCGAACTCAGGGAGAAGCTGGAGAAGAGATCAGAAGAACTCCAGTCACTCTCTGAGGAGATCGAGCAGTGGTTGATGGAGATAGAAGACGCTGAGCTGGAGTCAATCATCCGATGGCACTTCATTCTCTCGCTGAGCTGGAAAGCAACGTCTGTCAGAGTCTATGGATATCCGAACGCGGATCGTGCGAGGAAAAAAGTCGAGAGATTCTTGAAAAAAATCTGAGATGTCCGCATCGTCCGCATGGTCGCTGTGCTACATTACAGATGGATTTGTGGATGTGATCTCCTTCTATCCAATGTCTTTCACAAGTCCGTCCTTTCTTGAAACAGGGAGAGCCAGTCATCCGCTCTCCCTTTCTTATGGTCAAAACGGAGGGAAGAATGGCAAAAAGACACAGACCGGACATGGATGGAGCGTTCCGATCAGCGTATGAAAAGAACCGGAAGCGAGTCCTGAACGAGAACGAAGTCTGTGCGTTGTGCGGACTTCCAATCGACAAGAGGCTGAAATTCCCCGATCCAATGTCGGCGACTGTGGATCATATCATCCCGGTGGCGAAGGGAGGACATCCCAGTGATCCTGCGAATCTTCAGATCGCTCATTTGATATGCAATCAGGTCAAGGGAGCGAAAATCACCATCGAGCAAAACGGAAATCTTATGAAAGAATCAAACATCATCGGAAACCGCGATCTTCCTCAATCTCGGGACTGGAGCAGATATGGGGTATGATACCCTCCCTCTCCTTGCTCTGAGGACGTCCGCTGTTACTCGTAATATATTTCGCAGGTAAGCGTCCAGAGCAGGACGCGTTTTTAATAAGGAGTGTTTGAAACATGGCTGAATACTATGGAATCGACTATCTCAGAGGGAAACTCGAGAGAAAGCGCATCAGAGTAAAAAAACGGTATGAATATTACGAGATGAAGATCAAGAAGCAGCGCGAGTCGGCTCTTGTTCCGTACTGGCTGAGAGGACTCTACGATGCGACGGTCGGCTGGTGTGCAAAATCTGTCGACGCTCTATCTGATCGTCTCGTCTTCGAAGGTTTTACCGAAGAGTCGGATGCTTTCGGAGTGAATGATATCTTCGATGCAAACAATCCCGATATTCTATTCGATTCGCTGATCAGAGAGTCCATGATCGCCTCCTGTGCTTTCGTTCAGATCGCTCATGGAGACGGAGTCGAGAGAATGCCGAAACTGTCTGTGCTGACCGCTGACAATGCGACAGGCATCATCGACGAATTCACCGGACTACTCAAAGAGGGTTATGCAGTCCTCGATCGGGACAAAGATGGACATCCGATTCTCGAAGCATGGTTCACTCCTGAATTCACTGAGTACCATGCTCCCGATGTTGATCCATATCGGGAAGAGAATCCGACGGACTATCCGCTTCTCGTTCCGGTCGCATATCGTCCCGATGCAAAGCGTCCCTTCGGTCACAGCCGAATCAGTCGCGCTTGCATGTATTATCAGGAATTTGCGCGGAATACTCTCGAGAGAGCCGAGATCAGTGCGGAGTTTTATTCGTTCCCTCAGAAGTACGTGACAGGACTTGATCCTGAAGCTGATCCGCTTGATTCGTGGAAGGCATCCATATCTGCGATGCTGAGATTCGACAAGGATGAGAACGGAGATTCTCCGACTCTCGGACAGTTTACCCAGCAGAGCATGAGTCCATATACGGAACAGCTCAGAACTGCAGCAGCTATGTTTTCCGGTGAGACCGGACTCACACTGGACGATCTCGGATTCGTGACAGATAACCCTTCGAGCGCGGAAGCGATCAAGGCAGCTCACGAGAATCTGCGTATGACCGCGAGAAAGGCTCAGAGAACGTACGGAACAGCATTCGCCAATGTAGGATTCATCTCTGCCTCTTTGCGCGACGAGTACGCGTATTCTCGCGCTCTCATCAGTCAGATGAAAGCAAGATGGCTGCCAGTCTTCGAACCGGATGCAGCGATGCTGTCCTCGATCGGAGATGGAGCAATCAAAGTCAATCAGGCTGTTCCTGGGTATTTCTCCCGGGATACGCTCGAGAGTCTGACAGGCATCGAAGCAGGACTCGAAGAGCCAGCGGAAGCGGTTGAAGTAGAAGCAGAGGAGACCGAGAATGTCTGATTTCGGTCAGAAGCTTCTCGCGAATATCTCGGACGACTTCAGACATCGCATCGAGACGGACAAAAAGCTTCGTCAGATCGCGAATCGCGTCCGAGATGGTACTTCATACGTCGAGACATCAGACTTCGCTGTGAGGCTCGGAGAATTGCTCTCAGAGAGTCTCAATGGAGGGACTGATGGTCTCGCGTTTATGTCGGAAGAAGTCGCTCGGGAAATCCTCGAGCCATTGCTCGAATATGATCACTCGCTCGTCTGTGAGGCGATCAAGTCGGTTCAGACGAATATCAATGCTGAATCGGGAGTACGTCTCATGGCGAGCATCCCGGAATTGGACACGAACAGGATCACTGGACTCGTGGACAAGGTCAGCGGATACACGACATTCGACGAGGCAAAATGGCTGCTGAATGAGCCGATCGTGAACTATTCTCAGGCGATCGTCGATCAAGCAATCCGAGACAATGCCAAGAGAGCATCAAAGGCAGGACTCGAGACGAAGATCGTTCGAAAGGCTGAGAAGTCAGGAATCAAGTCGAGGAAGATCGGAAAGCGGACGTATAACTACGTCGTTCCTTGTAAATGGTGTGCGAATCTTGCTGGGACGTACGACTACAAATCTGCTCCCGACGAGATTTATCGACGACATGCATTCTGTCGATGCGAAGTGACATTCATCAATGGCAAGAAACGACAGGACGTATGGAGCAAGGCTGAATGGACAGGAGACGATGCGGAAGCGCAGCGGACTGCGATCCAGCAGAAGCAGAAAGAACTCACAGAGAAGCGCGAACTCGAGATGAAGAAGCGCGAATACTTTCGTTGGGAGATTGAGAAAATCAAGAGCGAGCTGGGAGTCTCAGACAGGCGTGCATCGTATCTGAGAACGGTCTTCTATAACGACATTCAAAAATACGGACTCGAAAACGTTCTTCTGATGATGAAGACAGCAGACAGAGCAAGGGCATAAACACAGGAGAGAGGAATGGCAGAAGTTAGACGCGGAAGCCAGTTCCCCACTCAGCAAATCGTTTTGCCGTTTACGCGTTCAAAAGGAGCGCAAGCAGTAGAAGCATATGAGGAATCGGGCAGACGCGCACAAGATTGGCAGAAGCTCCTGATCGAGGAGATTCTCGCAGTCGATGATGATGGTCTGTGGGTTCACTCAAAATTCGGATATGAAGTCCCTCGTCAGAATGGCAAAGGCGAAGTGATCGCGATGAGAGAGTTGAGAGGACTTCTCGATGGTGAGCGCATCTGTCACACAGCTCACAAGACATCGACATCTCACTCAGCATTCGTCCGTCTGATGGGAATTCTCACCGACGCTGGGTATCACGAAGTCCTTCGACGGAAGAAGGGACAGAAGATGTCCGACAAATCGTTCAAGGCAACGAAGCAATATGGTCTCGAACAGATATTCATGTCAGACGGAGGATATATCGCATTCCGAACGAGAACGGAATCAGGAGGAATCGGCGAATCCTTCGACTTGTTGATCATCGATGAAGCTCAGGAATACACACAGACTCAGCAAGGAGCATTGATGTACACGATCGCAGCGTCTCCGAATCCACAGACGATATTCTGCGGAACTCCTCCAACAGTGCAGTCGAAGGGAGATGTCTTCGTCGCTCTCCGGGATCGTGTTCTCTCCGGGAATAGTCGTGATACTGGCTGGGCTGAATGGAGCATCTACAAGACTCCGAAGGACATCATGGATGTCGAGCTATGGTACGAGACGAATCCTTCACTCGGAACGATTCTCAGAGAGAGAACGATTCGGAATGAGGATGTCTCGAACAATCTCGACTTCATCATTCAGCGTCTCGGCTTCTGGCATCGATACGAGCTGAAGTCAGAGATCACTGAGAAGGACTGGACGCATCTGTGTGTCAGTCCATCTGTGAGTCTGAAGGGAAAGATCGCGCTCGGAATCAAATTCGGCGCGGATGGGAAGAATGTCGCGATGTCGCTGGCAGTGAAGACGACCGATGAGCGTATATTCGTCGAGACGGTCGACTGCGTCAGACAGAGCGAAGGATTCGCATGGATGATTGACTGGATCAAGAAGAATCCATCGATTGGGCTTGTGGCTGTTGATGGCAAGGGAAAGTCCGATCTTTTTGTTGAGATGCTGAATCGGGAATGTCCTCGAGTGAAAGCAGTGATTCCTGCATATGGTGAGATGATCATCGCATGCTCGGGATTCAGACAAAGCATCGACACAGAGACAGTCGTTCACTGCGATCAGCCCAGCGTCACTCAAGCAGTCTCAAACTGTGAGAAGCGTCTGATCGGAAACAATGGAGGATTTGGATTTCGTTCCCTGAAGGAGGAAGTCGAAGTCGCCATAGTCGAATCACTCGCCATTGCACACTGGGCATGCACGCAAATCAAGGAACGCAAACGGCAGAGAATCGGGTATTGAGTCAGCGATCACGCTGACTTTTATACATTTACGCTTACACAGCGGTTAAAAGTGGGAGAAGAAAAATGGCTGAAAACACATTCAAAGTAATCGAAACACAGGAACAATTTGATGCGATCATCAAAGATCGTCTCAGCAGAGCAGAGTCAAAAGTACGCGATGAATTCAAGGGATGGATATCTCCTGACGCGATGAAGGAACTCAAAGAGAAGCATGCGGAAGAGATCGAGACGCTAAAGCAAGCGCACACGAAAGAACTCGAGAAGTATGCAGGATACGATGAGAAATTCATCGAGCAGGAGAAGAAGATTCACACACTCGAAGTGAGCAATCTCAAGACACGAATCGTCAGCGAGAAGAATCTGCCTCTGAGCGCAACAGAATTCCTCAGTGGAGATACGGAAGAAGAAATCAGCGAAAGCGCAGACAGACTGTCGAAGCTGTCGAGCGTTTCACATCCTGTCGGATTCACTCGGAACACTGAGACGACGACAGGATCACCAAAAGAGGAAGCATACAAAAAAATGCTTCACGACTTAACTGAATAGGAGAAAGAAAAATGGCAAATGTAGTATCTATGGGAACAAAACTCCCGACAGAGCTTGTCTCTGAAATGTTCAATGCAGTACGAGGCGAGTCTTCTCTTGCGAAGCTGTCTCCAAATCGTCCGATTCCTTTCGTCGGCGCGACAGAGATGGTTTTCTCTCTTGATCACGATGTCTCGATCGTCGCTGAGAATGGAGCGAAGGTGAATGGCGGAGCTGAGATGACTTCGGTCGTCGTGCGTCCGATCAAATTCGAATACGGTGCGCGTTTTTCCGCTGAAATGTGGAAAGCTGGACAGGAAAAGCGTCTCGAAATCCTTCGGACATTCGTCGACGGAAGCGCGCGCAAATTCGCTCGCGGTCTCGACATCGCTGCCTATCATGGTCTGAATCCGTTCGACAAGACTGCTTCTGCTGTGGTTGGCAACAATAACTTCGAAGCGAAAGTCTCAAATAATGTGAACTATGCAGCCGCGACTGCTGATCAGAATATTTCTGATGCGATCGCTCTGGTCGAGGCTTCCGGTGCAATGGCAAATGGTGTCGCTATGTCTACCACCATGAAGAATGCGATCGGTGCGCTTTCCGCGAATGGTGCGCTCAAGTATCCTGCTTTCGCATGGGGAGCTGCTCCTGAATCTCTCGGAAACATGGCTCTCGCTGCGAATCCGACAGTATCCGTCGCTGCTTCCGGTGCAACCAAAACTCTGCATGCTCTCGTCGGTGACTTCTCTGCTTTCCGCTGGGGATATGCTGATGACATCAACTACGAAGTCATCGAATATGGTGATCCGGACAACACAGGCTCTGACCTGAAGGGACACAATCAGATTTATCTGCGTTGTGAAGCTTACATCGGCTGGGGTATCCTTGCTCCTGAAATGTTTGCAAAGGTCACTGCATAATGATCGAATACCGGAACAAGAAGTCCGGTGCTGTCGTTTTGCTTCATGCTGAGATCGAGTCTGAGGAGTGGGAAAAGATTCCTGCTCCTCTTTCTTCGGATTCAGAATCCGAAAAGATGGAAGACAAGCCGAAGAGGAAGACAGCATCGAAGAAAAAGAAGTAAAGGAGATAACTCATGACTGAGACTGCGTCCTATGCATCCCTTTCGGATGTGATCACACTGTTTCGTCCTCTGACTCCCGATGAAGAGAGCAGGACTGAAGAGTTACTTCCTATCATCTCAAACGAGCTGCGGTATCGCGCAATTCTTGTCGGTCGTGATCTCGATCAGATGATCGAGAAGATTCCTGTTCTCGCAGATGTAGCGAAAGAAGTCACAGTCTCTGCTGTGTCTCGCATTCTGAGACAGGGAACGACAGGAGAAGCGATGTCCCAGGAATCACAGTCGGCTCTCGGCTATTCGTGGAGCGGAACGTATGCAGTCCCGGGAGGAGGAATCGGAAACGCAATTCTCCCGAGCGATCTGAAACGTCTCGGAATCAAGAGAGCGCGGATCGGAATCATCGACTTCTACGATCCGCATAATGGAGTCCGACATGATTGAAGGAATGACGGTGACGCTGTGGAATAAGACGCAGACAGGCTCGAATGATTTCGGTGAACCCATTTACTCATGGACATCGAAACAGGTCGAGGATGTGCTTGTTTCGTCTCCTAGCGCACAAGAAGTGACTGACACTCTGAGTCTCACCGGGAGAAAGATCGAGTATATTCTCGGAATCCCGAAAGGGAACGAGGATAACTGGGAAAATCAGATCGTCGACTTCTTCGGTCATAGATTTATGACGTTCGGAATTCCCGAACAGGGAATCGAGGCAAACATCCCTCTGCGCTGGCATAAGAAAGTGAAGTGTGAGCGATATGAGTGAGGGCTTCAAATTCAAACTGAATCGTGCTGGAGTGCGAGAACTCATGAAAAGTCCTGAGATCGCTTCAGCAGTCAGAGAAGCAGGAGAGCGAATCCGCAACAATGCCGGGAGCGGATTTACGCTGAATGCTCGAGTCGGAAAGAAGAGAACAGTCGTGCGAGTCTATGCATATACGAAGAAAGCAGTCCGAGATGCATACGATAACAACACTCTGCTAAAGGCAATCAGATGATGATTGAGACACTGCTCAAGGATTATCTTCAGACGAAGCTGGGCATCTCAGTCTATCTGATGCTGCCTGAATCCGTTTCGAATCCCGGCAACACAAACTTCATCGTGATCGAGAAGACAGGCTCGTCCTTCGCTGATCAGATCATGACATCGACATTCGCTGTTCAGTCGTATGGCAATTCGTTATTTGAAGCAGCCGAGCTGAACAAAGCAGTGATCGCTGCTGTGTTTGAGAGCGTAGAGCTGAACGAGATCACGCGCGTCCGTCTGAATGGTGACTACAATTTCACATCTCCGACTGACAAGCGTCCTCGCTATCAGGCAGTCTTTGATATCACGCATTACATCGATTTTTAAGAGAAAGAGGGAATAAAGCATGGCTACTGTAAGCAATGTTACTGCTGGAAAGCCGAAGATCGGTGGTGCGATCTTCGTTGCTCCTGTTGGGACTGCACTCCCGACAGATGCGACCACAGCACTCAATGAAGCGTTCGTCGGTCTTGGATATGTTTCCGAAGACGGTCTGACACAGGCGATCACTCGCGACTCCGAAGCAATCAAAGCGTGGGGAGGCGACACTGTGCTGACGACTCAGACAGACTTCGCTGAGACATTCACATTCAAGCTGATCGAGGCTCTGAATGTGGATGTGAAGAAAGTCATCTTTGGAGATACGAATGTCACTGGGACTCTCACAACAGGAATCACAGCGATCACGAACTCCAAGGAACTCCCGGCAAAGTCTTTCGTGATCGAGATGGTGCAGAACGATGCTCTCGTTCGTAAGGTCATCCCGAACGCGAAGATCACCGAACTCGGCGACATCGTCTATTCAGACGGAGAAGCTGTCGGATATGAGCCGACCATCACTGCGCTCCCGGATGCGACTGGAAATGCTTCCTACGAATACACATTGAAGGCATAATATGGCAGAAGTTAAGGGAAAGACTTCGACTGGATTCGAATTCGCATTCGATGACGGTGTAGTCGATATGGAGATGCTCGACTGTCTCGTCGAAGCAGAAGAGAATCCTGCATATGTGGGAAAGATTCTCGGACTCATGCTCGGGAAAGAGCAGAAGAAAGCACTCTACGACCATCTCAGAGATGAGAATGGCAGAGTCCCAATCGACAAGACTGCGTCCGTCTTGATTGAGCTGTTCAATGCAATCAAAGACGGAAAAAACTCCTAACCCTGACCGCATTGATTCGGCTGGATCGTGACGCGCTCATCTGCGATCTCGCCGAAACTTATGGAATCTACGACATGGAATCGCTGCCGATCAAAACGGTGGCGATTCTTTCGTGCGGTCTGAGGGAGGATTCGAGAATCAAGCAAAAACTGAGCGCAAATCCTCTCAGCATCGACTCTCTGCTTCTAGCACATGCAGTCGATCGGCTGGGCATACTCATTTGGCAAAGAACGAAAGACGGACAGCATGGAAGAAATCGTCCCGAGTCTTTCGTTGAAAAGATGATGGAATCGAAGACGAGAAAGAAAGTGCGCTTGACCGGATTCGAATCTGTCGAGGAATACGAGGAGGCGAAGAACATGATCTTGAGGAGGGCGAAACATGCCTGACGTAGGGACAGCTTATGTTCAGATAGTCCCATCGGCGAAAGGAATCGGAGGAGCAATCTCCAAGGAACTCGGCGGAGAGGCTTCTGAAGCTGGCAAGACAGCCGGGAATAATATTGCCGGGACGCTTGTGAAAGCTCTCGGTGGAGCGATGGCTGCATTGGGAGTGAAGCAGATCATCACTGATGCTCTCGATGCTGGTGGAGCGTTAGAACAGTCTTTCGGCGGTCTCGAGACGATTTATGGAGACGCAGCCGATCAAGCGAAGCAATTCGCGATGGAAGCATCAAAAGCAGGAATCTCTGCGAACGACTATGCTGAGCAAGCGGTCGGATTCGGAGCATCTCTGAAGCAAGCTTTCGGAGGCGATACAGAGAAGGCTGTCGAGGCAGCCAACACAGCCATCATGGACATGACCGACAATGCAGCCAAAATGGGCACGCCAATTGAAAGCATACAGGCCGCGTATCAAGGTTTTGCAAAGCAGAATTATCAGATGCTTGATAATCTCCGAATTGGATACAACGGAAGCAAAACGGAAATGGAGCGTCTCCTCAAAGATGCTCAGAAGATTTCGGGAGTCGAGTATGATATCTCGAATCTCGGCGACGTATACGACGCGATCCATGTCATTCAGGGAGAACTCGGTCTGACTGGTGTGGCTGCTGCTGAAGCAAACTCTACGCTCCAAGGATCATTCGGAGCAATGAAGGCAGCGTATCAGAATTTCCTCGCGACGCTGACGACAGGAGGCGACATCACAGCTCCTCTTCAGACTCTGATTCAGAGTGTCAGCACGTATCTCTTCGGGAATCTTCTCCCAGCGATCGGGAACATTCTGATGCAGATTCCGAATGTCGCGACGACTGCATTCACGACCATCGCGCCGATGATCGGTTCAGCGTTTCAGACACTCGTCGCACAAGCTCCTGCATTCATTCAGAGCGGAGTCCTGATGCTTCACTCTATGATCAATGGATTCTTCACAGCACTCCCGGAATTCTTGGCATCGGCGAACACGATGCTCTCGAATTTTCTGACAGCAGTGACGCAGCGTCTTCCTGAGATTCTCGCGATGGGAGTCACTCTGATCAATAGATTCGTGACTGGCTTTCTGAATAACCTTCCGACATTCATCACTGCAGCAGGACAGATGATCAGTCGATTCCTGGCTTTTATTCTGCAGAATCTTCCCAGCATTCTTCAGAGTGGTGTGAAGATCATGCTGAATCTCGTGCAAGGCTTCCGAGACAATTTCCCGAAGATCATCAGCGCGATCAGGGATGCTCTCGCGAATTTCATACAGACGATCATCGAGAATCTTCCGACAATTCTTGCGAAAGGTGCTGAGATGCTTCGCAATCTCGCTCAAGGTGTTCTTAACACGATCCCGACATTGGTCTCTGCAGCCGCGTCAGCAATGGGAGACTTTATCAGCGATATAGTTAGTCATCTGCCCGAAATCCTCGCAAAAGGTAAGGAGATCATCGACAATCTCGTCCAAGGCGTGAAGAACAAAGTGTCTGACTTCGTTTCCGCTGCTGGAGAATTGATCAATGACTTCAAAGACAAATTCACTTCGTTTGATTGGGCAGGTCTCGGATCGGATTTGATCGCAGGAATCAAAAATGGAATCGCAAGTGGAGCAGGAGCGATTGCGGATGCAGCTCGAGATGCTGCACAGAGTGCGTTCAATGCTGCGAAACGTTTACTGCAGATTGGTTCTCCGTCGAAACTGTTTGCAAACGGAGTCGGTAAATGGATTCCTGCTGGAATCGCTGTTGGTATCACAAAGAATCTCGGAGCGATAGAAAAAGCGATGGATCAGGTCACGACAGAAGCAACAGGAGTCTTCTCTGCTGATCTGTCGTCCAGTGGTCTTTCATACGGATCAGAAACGAGTGGGACATCGGGAAGCGGATTCTCGCAGACTGTGAATATCTATGCTCCGCAGGAGCTGAATCCTTCTGAAGTAGCGAGACAGACAAGGAATGCGACTCAGCAGATGATTCTGAGTCTGAGTGGGGTGTAACATGGCGAGAGTGGATAGAGATATTACATACGTGAATGGAGACGGATTCAGCGTCACATTCGGCGAACTCGCTCTGAATCCTTTTCTGCTTGTAGAAGCAGAGGGAGCGTATCTCGCGGACAATAATGTCACGATATCAAATAACACAATGACGGATGGTGGAGCGTATCAGGGAAGCGTCGCAAAGGTGAGGAATATTGTCCTCACGATTCGCGATCTCACTGATCATGTCTACAACAGGAATCTACTCAATGCAGTGTTCAAAGCAAAACAGCAAGGGACGCTCATTTTCCGAGAGGATGAGAACGAACGACAGGTGAGCTGTTATGTGGAGACGGTGAACAGCACAGGAGAATCCGGTTCTCGGACGTATACGATCTCTCTGCTGTGTCCTGATCCGTTCTTCTACGCGATGAATGATGTCGTCGTTTATCTTGCGTCGTGGGTTGGAGCATTTACGTTCCCTCACGATTTTCTCGTGACTCGAGAAGAATTCGGATACAGACAGAACACGAGACTGCAGAATATCGTGAATGAGCAAGCAGAAGACGGAATCGGAATGACGATCACGATCTCAGCGATGGGAGGAGTCACTAATCCTTCTGTGGTTCGAGTCGAATCGAATGAGTATCTGAAGCTCGGATCAGAGTCGAATCCGTTTTCGATGGTCGCTGGCGATGTGCTGACGATCACGACATCTGACAATGACAAGCATGTATATCTGACTCACGATGGAGTCACTCAAGAAGTGAATCAATACATCACCGAGGACTCTGTCTTCATCCAGCTCATGAGAGGCGATAACAACATCGGTTATGCAGCCGATGTGGGAGTCGACTTGATGACAGTCAGAATCTCCTATCGATTGAAGTATGCGAGTGCGTGATTATGGAAGTCAGAATCTATAATGCAAGCATGCAGTTTCAGGGACTCATCGAAAATCAGACGAGCGTCCTCTGGAATAGGAAATACTTCGAGCCGGGAGACTTCGAACTGTACTGCCCGGTTACTGTAAATAACCACAATCTGCTGAAGCGTGGGAATCTCGTATGGATTCGCGGAGCAGCAGAGGCAGGAGTTATCGAGTCTCTCGTAATGGAGCAGAACGACACAAAGAATCAGATACAAGCAAAAGGACGATTCCTGTCTTCTTACATGAGCAGAAGACTGATTCGTCCGACATACAATATTCAGAATGGACTCGTAGAGACAGCGATGAGACAAATACTCTCAAATGCTGTCTCTATTCCTCTTGTTCGGCTTGGAGACGTTCAAGGATTCACTGAGCGAGTCTCGTTTCAGGCGACATACAAGAATCTGCAGGACTACGAAACGAAGCTGGCGAAGTATTCGAATATCGGATACCGCTTTCGTCCTGACTTCACGAACAAGACGATCACTTTCGAACTCTACAAAGGACTCGACAAGACATTCAATCAGACAGCTCGTCCGCGAGTGGTATTCAGTGAGTCGTATAACAATATTCTCAGCTCACGCTACACTCTGAACGATCAGCTTCTGAAGACGGTCTGCTATGTCGGAGGACAGGGAGAAGGAAGCGCGAGAACGTATGCTGTCGCTGGAGACGATTCTCTGACAGGTCTCGATCGTAGAGAAGTCTACATCAATGCATCTGACATCAGTCCCGAAGATTTGACTTCAGCACAGTATATCGAAGCTCTCAAACAGAGAGGGAATAATGAGCTGAAGCAGGATGTACTCGCAGAGGCTGTCGAGTGCGTGACAGATGCAAACTCGAATTTTAAATACAGACGAGACTATGATCTCGGCGATATCGTCGCAGTCAGAAAAGAATCATGGGATATTGCGACGAATCTACGAATCACCGAATTAACTGAGATATACGAATATGGAGCGATGAAAGTCTCTCCGACTTTCGGAACACCATTGCCAAGCGTAATAGATTGGAGCGAGAAAAATGGCTGACCAGTATGGACTTTTTTGGAATTCGATAAATTCCGACAGAACGTATGATGCAGACTCATTCGCTGAGTGGCTGCGGAAATTCTTCACGACAGGAATCTTCAATGGAGAGATGCAGGTCACTCCTTCAACAGGAATGACAGTCAGTGTCGCTCCTGGGTATGCGAATCTCGAAGGAAAAGTGAGATTCTTCGACACGATACAGACATTTACTCTCGATCCTGCGTCTGGATCGTATCCTCGAATCGATACGATTGTTGTTAGAAGTGACTCAACAAATCGGATCATAACAACAGAGTATGTCAAAGGAGCATATTCAGGAAACAATCCTGTTCCGACCGCTCCGGTTCGCACAGGTAGCATTTATGAAATTGTGCTTGCTCAGATTCTCGTTGGTGCTGGAATCACTGCAATCATGGCGGAGGATATTACAGACACTCGTCCAGACGATGATCTTTGCGGATGGGTGACGAGTACGGTCGAGAGCGTTCCGATGGATCAAATCACAACACAGATGCAAGCAGACTTTCTTGCATGGTATGACCGCATGAAAGGACAGCTTTCACAGGACGCCGCAGGACATTTACAAGCGGAGATTGATTCAACAAATGATAATGTCAGTACGATGCAAGGATATATCCAAGAATTGTACTCGGCGGGGGACTCAGCATTAAGCAGCATAACCCCAAAGCACGATCCAACGATTTCAGACACAGGACATGCAAAGGGCGACATTTTTTATTGGCAATATGGAGCGGATTTTTACCAAGTTGATTTAGTGCGAGCTACTCAAGATATTGATATAGGTGAGGAAATAGTTGAGGGTAGAAACGTTGAAAGAATCAACGTAGCCGGGCAAATTGAAACGTTAACTAATGGTTTAACGAACGTTACATACATAACTATCAGTGCGGGACGAATCAAGGGATGGTGCTACAAAGTAGGCAAAATCTGCATGCTGACAATTACTGATGGAACATCGGAAACAACCGCCGCCAACACAGTTTTATTTACCTTACCGCAAGGATATAGACCTGTTTATCAAGTTGAGTTTGTCGATACATACGGCAAGATTCGTATGCGTATTTCAGAAAACGGACAAATTACCAATGTCGAACAGTCTACAACATTTATCCGTGGTGCGTGTGTTTTCATCGCTCAGTAAGACCGTCAACCGTGCGGTTTAAGGTGCATTAAATCAGCAGTTAATTTAATTTCGAAATTCGAATTGAATAGAAAGGAATGAATATGATCAAGATATCTGAATGCTATCCTGAATATGTTTTTCAGCGTCTTGGAGCAGGGAAAGAAGTCGCTGGAGTGGACTTCAAGAGAAAGACATACATCGATCTCTCAGCTCTGACAGTGGCTGCGCTTCAGACTCTGATCGGAAGAGCCACTCAGACAGGGGAAGTCAAATTCTATCAGATTGAGACGGTAGAAGAGAACGGTTAGTCCGTTCTCTTTTTTTGAAGAAAAGGGGAAAGAATATGACTCCGCAGGAATGGAGAAATGAAACGATTGGGAAATCCTACAACACCGATTCTGCATACGGTTATCAGTGCTGGGACTATTTTGATGCTTTCGTCAAATACTTCAAGCTCGACATCC